GCGTAAGCATGCGAACCCTTACGAGGTTGGGTTTGAAACGTATACGCAGCGGGGTTCATTATAATTATAGGAATTTCTTTGATACCCCTTCACGAGCAAATTATCGGTACTGAATTCCACGCTCATATCGGTTTCGTAAGGAATACGGTTCATGTAAACGAACCCATCCTGGTTGGTCTGAACGAACCACGCGAACGAAGAAGTCAGGTAGTTCCAGACCAGATGGCCTTCAGGAATACCGCCCTGCGTAGACAGGATCGCGTTGACATCGTTCATTGCCGTGCCGGGACGCAGCTCGGTTTTGAGCAGGCGAATGGCAACCGGCTCCAACTGCGGAGGAACGATCAGCCGGCGAGGCTTCGCATTCATCCTCTGACCAGCATTGTCCAAGAAGTTCGCGTTGATTGCGACCTGCGCATTCAACAGCGAAGTCTCGTTCAGGTCGGCCGCAGGCGAGGCAAGGTTCGAGAACGTATTGCCGTCAACCGGATGAGCGGTAGAGGCTAGCGCAACACCGTCGCCAGAGATGGCGGTACTATAGGTCGTGGCAGAGTTCAGAACGTCTGCCGCGAACGCTTCGTTGGTGCGATCGAACGCCTGATTGAGACCCATGATCGCGGGACCAAATTCGGCCTTGTACAGGTTGTCATCGATGGCCTTGCGTGTGATCGCAAACAGAACCGCAAGCTCGTTGTGGGTCTGGTTGTACGTGAAACGCTGGCCTGAGGCATTGTCAGCCTGAGAAGGCGCGCCTTCGTTCTTGATGTAAGCCTGCGCGATGTAGCGCATGCTGGTGGACTGTTCGAGCGCCATATTCGACTTGCGCTCTTTGAAGATTTGCTTACGAACAGCAGGGAGCTGATCGTACATCCCAGTTATCGCCCACTGGCCCGGTAAGAGCAGGTTCCTAATAGAACTTAATGCGATAGGCATTTACGTGCCCTCCCTTAAATCGCGGTCAGGACACGGCGATCCCAGTTATTGGGAGCGACGATGATGCGGTTGAATGCGGCGGAGTTGTTCGTTCCGTTCGTGCCCGGAGGGGCAACGGCCGAGTACATATCGACAATGCGGAACGGCAACGTGGTCGTGGTCGAAATAGTCGATTCACCAACCGCCGCAGTCGAAAACTGCGTGGTCGAGTTCGGCGTTCCAGAGACGTAGTTGATGTTCAGACCAATATTGGTCGAGGCAATCGCGGTGTTGTCCGACTGCGCAATGAACATCGCGTCAGGGTCCGTACACACACGGACGGTCACGTCACCCGAGGCGCCAGAGCCGGCCCAGTAGTTGAGCCAGACGCGCTTTTGCAGAGCGGTCGAAACGTAATCACAGCCGTAGAAGATGCCCGCAAGCTGCGTCGTCGGGGACGAGGCAACAGCGGTCACATAGCCGGAGGTGTTGTATTGTACGGGGTCGCCGTAGCCGAGCGATGAGGTGTCGCCGCTGGAAACAAATTGTCGGGTGAGGCCCGCAGTCGGCGCGCCACCTTCGAGGCGGCCAAAGTACTGAAAGCCGTTGGGGGCATTGTTGTTGGTAGCCAACGCAGTTGTCCTTTTGCTTACCCCTCCGTCTGCGAACCTCGCGAGAAGGGAGAAAAGGACAGCGGCGCGCTGCCCGAGAATTATTCAGTTTGGGATAATAGTTCAGGTTTTAGCAGTTGTGGCTTTTTTGGTCTGCCTTTTGGATTAGATTTTATTCCGCGTCGTTTGGCGAGCATGCCTGGATAGGATCGGCACACACCAAACTCAGCGCTGATTGATTCCCGCTTCTCGTTAGAGGCGACCGCATCAACGATCGCGTCACGCTCCCAATCAAGAAGACGCCGTATCGCCATACTGCGCCTGTATGAGAAGCAGCATCTTTTCTGCCGTTTCTTCGGATACCAATTGCGGGTTATAGCCAAATAAATAATCAGCATTCTGGTATGCGTGAGATTCGCCGTCTTTTATGAAATAATGCTTTTCTTGGCGGTTCTCGCTGGAGTTCCATACCTCAAGGTATAATTTGCCAGCCATGTTCGGTAGCTTGTCCCTTGGCGCATCTTCCTTCGCGCCAATCATGGCTTTCCACAATTGCTCAATAATGCTGCCATTCAAAAAAATGGGTTGCTCGATAGTGGGGTTCTTAAATTCACGCTCGATCAGACAATCAACAAACTTACCGGCTGATGTAGCGCGAGCGGCATCAATCATTTTTTGAGTTAGGCGCATTTAGTCGCGGGGAATGTCCATCGCCGGTTTTACTTCTCGGCGGAATGTCTGCTTACCGGCAGCGGTCGGATGCATAGAATCCATGCCGTTGCCAAGGCCAGGAATGACCCCGTTCATAACCATGCTGCGCTGGGCTTCCATTGCGCCGATACGAGCTTCGGCCTCTTCGGCCTTGGCTTCCTCGGTCAATTCCATCGGGCGGTACATCAGTACAAGGCCCTCGAAATGAATCTCGCCTGAATGGCCCTTGCGGGTGAACATTCCCTCAAACGCCCCGTCGAACATATCCGGCGTGACAGGCTCCCAGGCGTTGACCTCAAAGGCTTGACGGCGGGCAACGGCCGGCTGACCAAGAACTGAATCAACCACCCACTGCACGTCGCAACCGTACTGGGTTTTTATGAGTTCGATTACGTCCTTATCAACGTCCAACATGGAGCGCTGAGAGGCCCGCTTGCGAACACGGGTTTTCTTGGTCGGAGCTTTGACTTCATCAACCGGCTCACGAATAGCGGTAGATCGTAACGGCGCGCGTCCCATGAATTCTCCTTATGATGCTATAGCAAATTCGCCAAATAGCTCCTTGGCTTTGGCTTCGTATGCTTTATTTGCAGCCTCAGGCGAGGCAAAATATCCAATGTGAATTTCGCGGTAATTAAAGGTTATCCGCGCGCGCCAAAGTCCCTTGGGCTTAAAGAAACAAACACCTTTGAATCCGCTGGTGTTGGTTGTCTTCAACCCGCTATTACCGAGATTTTGGGAGCGTGTGGCTTCCCGCAAATTGGCAAAGGCATTGTTGTCACGGTTTCTATCGATGTGGTCGATATCATTTTCAGGCCACTCGCCAGTCGTCATTGCCCACGCCAAACGATGGGCAAGAATTGGTTTGCGATAGATGCAGATGTACCGATAGCCGTGCCGTACATTAATCGCACCGGCAATATTAGTTTTAGACCTCTGCCGTGGGCCATCGCGCCAAATAAAAATCCCCGTCTGGGGGTCGTAATCAAGTTGGCTCTTGACTCTCTCTATGTCAATCATCCTCGAGAACTGTACTTCTCTGGATCGAGTCGGCGCGCTTCCTCGAAACGAACCTTCTGCTTGGCGTAATCAATCTCAGATACGCCCATGCTTTTTGCCATATCCCTCTCTTCCGGGGTCAACGTAATCCGGTTCGAGGACGGGCGGCCATCGCTACCCCGTTCATTGCGGCTCGGAGGTGCCTGCACTGATGTGCTCCTGTCATCCTGGTTGTCTGCCACCAATCCAGTGGCTTTCTCGATATGATCAAAATAGGCTTGGCTACCGCGAACAAGACCGGCCGACATTGCGCCGCGATAGGCGAAGTCCAGCTTCTTGTTGAAGTCAGCATCCTTGAATGCCGTTTCGTTCTTCAGCATCCAGTCTTTTTCAGTCTGCATCAGGTCCGGGTTTGACCGGACAGCATCCGAGAATGAAGGGGCTTGACGAACGGCTGGCTTAGGTTCCGGCTTATGCTTCTCGGCCTCGGTACGCTCTGCAATCTCAGCCGCGCCGGATTCGAACGAGAGGATCTTGGCCTCTGCCCGACCGATACGGCTTTGCGCCTCCGCAATGGCTTTCCAGTCGCCAGCCTCGCCAGCCGTCTGTAGCGCCGCCTTGGCCGAGTCACGCTCGGACTGAGCGGCAGCCAAGCCGCCATTGATAACATCGCCCTCAAGTGCTGAGGTACGCTTACGGGCCTCTTCAGCTGCGCGATTGGCTTCTGCAATCCGCTCAGCAGCCTCACGCTCCGACTTGTCAGCCCTTGCCTTTTCGGTTTGCTGGGCTGCAAGAGCGGCTTCTAGCTGCTCCTGAAGTTTCTTGGCGTCTGGGTCAGACGGCTCAAGTCGCTCGGTCTTAATGCCCTTCTTATCGTCAGGCTCATCTTCAATAACGCCACCAGGTAATTCAATGAGGATCGGTTGATCGGTCGGAATAGACCGGATCTCTTCCTCGGTCTTTACAGCGCGAAGCGCCATGCATTGCTCCATGAAAAAGGACGCCACAAAGGACGGCCACAAAAAATCGATTTACGAAGTTTAATCCTCTATCGGGATAAATCTATTTTCCGGGTAATAGCTGAGCCAAACACCATCACGGCGAACGAGCCCGATGTATTTCTCAACAACTTTCCGATCAGCAGATCCGCCAGTAAGTTGGTTTACTAACTCCAAAAGAGTTTCCATTGGAATTTCATCGATCAACTGCTTAACGGTCATCTCCTTGATAGTCTCAGCGATGCGAGGTTTAACTTTCAACATGACGACCCCTCCTAAATCAGACCGCCACTATACAACACTATAACTTCTCGTGGGTCACCAGATTCGGATTATCAACGCGCATATCGATCAGCGTGTCTTCAACGAACCGGCAATCAATGCCCTTGATCTGGCAGCGCTTGGCATCTCCAGCCCGGAACGCCACCCAGTCGCCTTCCTTGACGTGCTGGCCGTGGAAGAGGACCTTGTTCTCGGGATCATCCTTGAAAGCCTGCTTGCCGAGTTTAAGGACAAGGCCAACTGTGCCCTGGAAAACACTCTCCTTAAGCGTTTCCTTGGCGAGATATAGATTGCCGCGCTTGCTGGGCTCGATATAAATGCCGACAAGAACACGATTGCCCATGATCTCAACGCCAGACAAATCTCCGACAATATCGCGCATGGTATCAGCCTGACGCTGCGGGTTATCCGCATCCGCTAGACGCTCAATATTGGACTTCTTGCCGCCGAATACACTTGCCTCACTCGCGGTAGGCATAATCAAACTCGTTACATTCTTCCCCTTGGTAGCAGCCATCCTTACTCCTTCAGGATATCTTCCAATGTTTCAGTCAATAGGATTTTGCAGTCAGCCAGCGCTTTGCGCCTACCAGCCATCCTCGCGTAATCAGCAAAGGTAAGAAGCATTCCATCGGACATAGCTTCTTTGGCGCGATCATCTTCTACATCCAGCTTTTTAAGGACGCGCTCGACAAGCTTGGTTTCGACAATCATTAGCAGAAAGCCGTTTTTCCGCGAGTGTCGCGGATTAGCTGAACGAACTGAGGATGTGCGCCCTCTATATGGTTCGGCAACGTGGGCCCGCTCACAACAAACGAAAACTGCTGGTTCGTAACTGCGTGCATATCCTGCGGCACCACAGCCGTAATCGTGTGGCCCTTTGGTAGATTTAGAAGCTGGGCCAAGCTTTCATAAGAAAGCTGCATCACGCCCAGATTACTCATTTCTTCTTGGCGTTCTTGCCGTACTTCTCGATCTTCTCAAGGCGGCCTTCGCCAGAGATCGATCCTGCCGTCATATGCGGGAAGCTTTTCACCCGACCGCCACTGGCATATCCTTTTTTGTTTTGCATTTGACGGCGCATCTCTTCAGTGCGCTTCTGAGATTCATTCATGTGTTTCATGATCAATGACCTATGAAAGCGCTGCGCTGAGCGGATGGCACGGGAGCGCTTCGTTTCCCAGTGTCGGCTTTAGAAACTTAATATACGCGTTGATGGCATCTGATTTTGAAGAAAAGCGACCTATGTACTTGTTACAGGACTCAACGCGCCACTTATGACGCTGCTTATCCCAAAATACGCCCCTCGCCTCTGACTTATTATCTGAGCGAACTGGCGAGTTAAGAATATTTATGCGAAATTCTATAGACCTTAGATTCTCAATGCGATTATCCCCTTTATCGCCATTGAGATGATCTATAATTCCAGAAGCCCATTCTCCGTGATAAATAGACCACGCAACCTGATGCTGGCGATAAACGCTCCTATCCAAACGAACCTGTTTATAGCCGTGCGATAGAGCCTTTGGACAAACCAATGTCCCAGCGCGGCCAGTCGAAGATACATTTATCTTCCACCTCATTTCGCCCGTGGTCGGATCGTAAGATATGGCTTCTCTTAACCTTTCAATACTTGCTCGATTCTGCTTACGCAGCATTATGGATTGTTGTCCTTCGGCAGTGTGATTTTGCTAGGTTTGCTGTACGCCTGCGGTTTCTCAATCGTGCGGGCAAGAGGGACTTCGCCGCGCATTGGCCCCTTCTTTTCCAGGTCAACCCAATCGACGCTAGGGTCTACTTTTTGTGTCATGCCTCTTCGCCCTTCGCAAAGTTGGTGAAATGAATAACGTCTGAAGGAATGGCAACCTCAAGAAGTCCAAGAGTGTCCATCGTTAATGATTGAAGAGCCAGCATCAGAGCTTTTTCAAGCTTTGTGTCG